TTTGATGGTTCTACACCTTGTACTTCTCCCTTTTTGGTATCCACCACATCAATTTCTTCTTTGATTTCTTCTTTGATTTCTTTTTTCTTTCTGTTGAAGAATTTATTAATAAAATTTTCTTTATCTTCAGATTCTGGCCCAAACATGCCTTTACCAGACATGATGGTATCACCCTCTTCTGGCACAGTGCTTTCAGCAGATTTCTTAAAGAGTTTACCAACACCTGCACCAATGCCTGCACCAAGACTACCTATACCCTTTCCTATACCCTTTCCTACACCTGCACCAATACTACCTATACCCTTAGCAACAGCACCTATGCCTTTACCAATTCCACCTATACTCTTCGCTAAACCTGCTCCTACATTAAGAATACCAGCTCCTAACACTGGAAAAAGATTTTTTAAAGTTCCAAACATACCCGTTTTTTGAACAGGATCTTTTCCAAATTCACCAACAGTTTTTTCAGGAGTTGCTCCTCCTCCAGCAGCAACACCACCAGTACCTCCAAGACCCAAAGCCCTTTCGGTCATTTTCTGTTTTTGTTCCTTATCCTCATCCTCTAAACGTCTATCCTCTTCCTTATCTTTAGCCTCTTTTTTCTCTACAATTATATAATTTGTTATCTCTTTTATCTCACCTTTCATTGCCTCTATGGACATTGATATATTTTCAATCAGAGACTTTTGTTCATTAATAATTCCTAAATTAGACTCCGATTTAAATGAGGCACCATCAGCCACTTTCTCAACAGAATCAAGTCTCTTAAAGAAACTATCTAAATCTATTTTTTTCTCCTCTACAATCTGTTCATCCATACCTTTGGACACCCTCTTGTTGTTGTCTCTTTAGATTTTCCTTTTCAATATGGTCTTGAAGAAGAGTAATGTAAACATCTCTTTCCCAAGGCATCATATTTTCAAGTTCCGTCAAGCTATATTTATGGTATTGCATGAGAGCAAAATTAATTCGATAAAACGACTCAAGATCCTCTCTTGCAATACTCAACCGAAAAAATCAGCAAGACCCTCCAAAACTACATTACCTTTTTCCTTTGTATTCGGATTTACAACTTCAATTGTATGAGATAGTTTTGGCATTGTCTCGAAAAACTTTTCCACCTCTTTATATTGTTTTGAATTAAGTTGTTCAACAAAATCAATTCTCTCTTGTGGTGTATAATCTTTAGCATCCCATGCATCTTCCTCAGTGTAAATGGTGTCAATGCAATCAGCGACGACTTTAAATGTTTTATCAACCACAGTCTCAGACTCATCATCAACATCAAAGTTATTATCTACAAATTGAGTGAGAGATGGATATTTCATCCGAAGAGTCATTTTATCATCTAAAACAATGTCTGAGGTATGACCTTTTTGTTTTTGAACTTTAATTTCATCAACATATATCGTTACAGGAACTTTAGTTTCATTATCATCTGGACAGGTTACAGTTAATTTAATATCCTCTCCAATCGACTTAGCACGAATATTTAAAAACACATATTCAATATCAAATGTAGGAAGATCATCTACATTAATTCCTTTTGTTAGAATGCATTTCTTTAATACGTCCGTCACAGCGTTTGTGATTTCAGATTGATCTTTTGATTCTAACGATAAGATCAAGATCTTCTCTTCCTTTACAAGAAAGGGTCTATATTTAATTTTTTTATTTGATGATGGCAACTTCAACTCATATGTTGGAGTTTCAATGGTTGGTAAAGGCATAATGTTTGATTCAGTATTTTATATAGGGGAGATTATCCACGATTTATTATTGGTGGAGTTCTTGCGCCAGGATTACCAGATGTTCTATTTAATCTTGGTGGTGTTCTTGGGCCAGGATCACCAGTTATTCTATCTAATTCTGGTGGCGTATTAAATGGGTTATCAACGGGAACCGAACCCTCTAGATCATCAAAACTTGTGAAAAATCTATCGTATGCAAACTGTACATTACATCTTAACACATTAGAGTCCCCGTAGGCAATCCTCATTGAAGTCAAATTAGTTGGCCAAATATTGACAAACTCATAAGTCGTTAATCTTGTTTTATAATCTCCTTTTTGATTTTCAGAGATAAAAGTATCTCTTTCAAATTTTGTAACATGAATAATTTCCTTATATTCTTCTGGATAATTAAAACGTGAGAATGAGTTTTGATGTCTTTTATTGGTTTGAATTGGATTAATATATGACATCCAAGATTCTAAAACTTCTATGATCACCATGTCAGCATCACAATAAAAAACAAGATTCAAAGGAGGAAAGTTTCTAAGATTTGGAAACTCTTCTTGAATTCCTTGATGATGACCAATTGCACTTGATGTTACATAACTAGTGCCTGGAAGTTCAGCTTGTGTGCATAATAAAGACATTTTTCTTTGAAAATCTCTTCCTTGACTTCTTCTAGAATCTGAAGTGACATTACTCTCTTTAAGCCACTTATCAGCATGACCAAATGAAAAAGTAACTTGATAAAAAGTATCGAGAGATGGTCGTGCGACAGTCTCACGAATGGCCTTCATGTCACCTTTGAATATATCTGATCTTCTTGGAAATAAATTATTATCTGACACAATAAATAAAATTGAGTTGTTATTACTATATATGAGTTATAAGGGAATATATAGGCCTTCTAATCCCAAAAAGTATAAAGGTGATTCTAAAAACATAGTTTATCGGTCTCTTTGGGAAAGAAAATTCATGAACTACTGTGATTTGAATGAAAATATACTTGAATGGGCATCTGAGGAATTTTGGATTCCATATAAAGATCCAACAACAAATCGTGTTCGTAGATATTTTCCAGATTTCTTTATTAAATACAAAGATAAAGACAACAATATTCGTAGATCCGTTATTGAAGTTAAACCAATGAGAGAAACTTTAGAACCAAAGGTGACGAAAGGAAAATCAAGAAAAACATTAATAAACGAATCAATGACATATATTAAGAATCAAGCAAAATGGAAAGCAGCAAGAGAATTTTGTGATGATCGTAGACTAGAGTTTAAAATCATGACTGAAAAAGAATTAGGAATCAGATGAGCATTCTACAAAATATATTGAATAAAGTCACCAACCAAGTGAGTGAAGAGTTCTTTCGGAGTCAATTACTTGAAGAACTTGGATCAACTAATTTTGACGATGATGCTGCGGATACAGCAGGATTTGCGCCTGGACAATTATATTTTTTTACATATTCAGCACAAACAAAACAACCATATTATGACATGTATCCATTATCATATGTGATTGAATATCAAAAGGGTGGATTTTTAGGATGCAATCTTCACTATGTTCGTTTAACTCAAAGAGACGAATTAGCGATAAGTTTGCTAAATAACTCTGCTCAAGGTGCAGTTGCAGTTCCCCCTCGAACTCTACATAAATATCTTTATACTGGCGTGAGAGGAACACCATATCGTATTCCTAATAGTGAATGGTCGGATGTAGCACAACTACCGACTGAAAAATTTGTTGATATGAGAGGTATTCCAGTTCCGAGAGATCGAGTTTACAACAAAAACTAATGACAATAAAGAAAAGTAAACCATATGTAATAGAAGGAGTCTCATTCGCTGGTGGGAAAGCTAACTATGATTTTCAAAATAATAAACTCATAGGCATAAAAAAACTTAATTCTAATAATGTCTTTGAACCAATTTCTCGAACTCATCCTGATTTTCAAAAAGCGATATCAGGTGATAATTTATCAAGCGTCGTAAGAGCATCCAATATTATAAAACATGGTAAAGATAAACAGTCATATGAAGATGAATTTGAACTAGCAAGTGATGAGGAGATCGATGATCGTTATAATAAAACTCATCAATCATTTCTAAACGCTGGATTTGTTGAAAATAACTTTGATAAACCTAAACCACTCGCATATGCAATTGGTAAATCAAGAGATAGTTATCAACATAATAAGAAGAGTCAAAAAAGTGGTCTTATGGCATATCCATTGGATATTAATCCAGAACAAGATCATTTTAAAATTTCAAGATACGATTATCGAAGACCAACTATAAATCAAAGTAAACCATCAGGAAAAATAGGTAATAAAAATGTTGCTGGTGATAGTGTTAAAGGTAGTAAACTCATGGGAAGTATTTTACTGCCAATGCCAAAAGCAACGGATGTAAATGGTGTTGAATGGGGAAAAAGTGAACTAACTTCATCAGGACTCAGAGCTCTTACAGCAACACAAGGAGCAATTGCTGCTTCAGGTGCTGTTGCTGGTGGTGCTGCTGGATTTTTGGCGGGTGGGCCTGCAGGTGCATTAATAGGCGGTACTCTTGGTGCAGGTATTATCAATACAGATGGAAAAACTAGAGAAGCAAGAGCCTTAGATGCAAAAGCAAAAAAAGATGGTGGTAGAAACGGTTTGGGAGAAAAATTAAGTAATCTTGGTGCTGGAGTACAATCAACGAATGTGCAAGCTATAACTAATCTTGTCGGTGGTGCTCTTGGAGGAGAACTTGATGCAGATACGGTTTTAGCAAGAACTGGTGGTCGAGTTTTTAATCCAAATGCAGAGATGTTATTTCAAGGCCCCGTAATTCGAGATTTTGCTTTTAGTTTTATTATGATTGCAAGAAGTCAAAAAGAAGGTACTGAAATTAGAAAAATTATTCATTTTCTAAAAAAAGGAATGGCTCCAAAATTTAGAAATACATCATTCCTAGCGAGTCCAGATATATTCACTTTAGAATATAAAAATGGGCCAGGATCGAAAGATTTTTTAAAAACTGTAAATAGATTTAATCCAGGCGGTCTTGCATTAACAACTATGAATGTTGATTACGCTCCAAATGGTTATTGGTCTGCATACACGGATTCTCAACCAGTTGCACTTAAAATGGATCTAAGTTTTACTGAACTCAGACCAATATATGAAGGGGATCAAACTATATCAGAATTAGAAGGCACTGTAGGATACTAACATGACATACTCAGGATCACCAAACAGTTATTTTAGACAACTTCCAGATCTCGATTATCCCTCCTTGGCGAATGATCGAAATTCTGTCTATGATTATAGACTTGTAAAAAATATATTTAAACGAGCTGTAATACGTGATGATATATTTGATTCGGTCATAGCTTTTACAAAATACTCTGTGGAAGATGATGAGAGACCAGATAAAATAGCATATGATTTTTATAAAGATTCTGGTCTTGATTGGGTCATATTAACTACAAATAATATTATTCATGTAAGAGATGAGTGGCCAATGGGAAGTCAAGATTTTTTAACTTACCTCAATGAAAAATATACCGAACAAGAGTTATCAAATATTCATCATTATGAAACCAAAATCATAAGAGACTCAAATGGTAAACTAATTCAACCAGAGGGTTTAACAGTCCCAGCTGATCATTCAATCACTTTTTTAGATAACGGTGTTTCAAAAACTGAAACAAAACTTACATCATTTACCTTTCTTGAACATGAAACAAAATTAAATGATGATAAGAGAAATATTAATATTTTAAAAATCGAGTATCTAAATTTATTTTTAGAAAACTTCAAAGAAATTATGGAATATAAACCATCAAAACAATTTGTATCCGAGGATCTCAAAAAAACAGAAAATCCACGTATAATTTCGCCATAAAAAAAGAGGTCGTTTTGAGCGACCTCTGGCGTAAAAAATGGCCCCGAATTTTTTTCGGGGTATTTTCTAATTTTCAGCTAATTTTGCAAAATAGCTGAGTGCATCTTCCTCATCGTTGTCTGTGTTTACAGAGGATGGGGTTGTGTCAACAACTGCACGATCTTCACTTGGAGTCTGAACAAATTCTTCATCAGCAACTTCTGGATCTTGTCTCTTTGGTGCAACACTTACACCAAGAACATAATCAAGTCTCTTCTTGAGATCTTCATATGTTTTAAACTGATCTGGAGCAACAATCTCAGCGAGTGAGTATTCTTGTTTCCATATTGCTTCCATTGCTTCATCATCATCTAGAAGTGGCTCAGGAGCAGCAAACTCGGATGAGTCATAGTTCCAATATCCAGCAACTTTCTTGATTTTGATTTTGAAATTCGCACCTGCCCAGAAATCAAATGGATTGATTGGTGTTTCATCTTCAAACTCAGGTTGCATCGCAGCAGTTATCTTGTCAAAGATTTTCTTTCCGTATCTAAACAAGAATACTTTACCTTCATTCGATGGGTTTGAAGGATCTTTTACAACATAAACATTACTGTAGTAAGATAACTTACGCTTCTGTTTTCTTGCAACTTCTTTGTCTGAATCAACACCTGAATTCCAGAGTTGTGAATTGTACTCAGAGACTGGATCTTTTTGACCAAGTGTTGTTAATGAGTTTTCTATAAACCAACCACCAGTGCCTTGAAAGGCATGAGTGTAGAGTTTTGACCAAGGCAAATCTTCGCCGTCTGGTGCAGGGAGAAATCTGATCACTGCGTAACCGTTTCCTGCTTTATCAACTTCTGGTTTCCATAAACGATCATCTGCACCGTTTGAACCTTTGTTCATCTTTTCAACTTGCTGCACTAATTTTGCAGTAAGAGAACCAAGTGAAGATTGTTTTTTAAGATTAGAAAAAGACATTAGATTCTATCTGATTTTTATTTGATTAGGGGTGGGAGATT